AAATCAATTGACCCCACGGCGCTTGTTGCTTCGGTGTTGGATGCGGTGCAATCGTCGTCAGCGAGGATAACGCTTAGTCGGAAGTCGGCGCTCACCATGTTCATGTCAACACCGTAGCGCTCACCAAGAACGGGAACATTGAGAATAGGAACGGAGCGCGTGATATTCATGCTATACCCCGTCACATCAACTTCAAGCACTTCACCGTCATTGCGAATCAAACGAACCTTCGTCATACCGCCGACCTCCTGTTGCCGTAAGAACGCCCACCACGCGCCATTTCAGCACGAACGAGGTCACCAATTTCGCGCGCAAGTTGCTTCTTATCGGTTCGGTCGGTGACGCCTCCGACATTGATGTTGATAGTGATAGGCCCGCCGCCACCAAAGCCCATTTCTCCCGCTTTTTCTAAAGGCACAACGGCTTCTTTACCCGATGGGTTATCACCAATCATCGCGAGCGTTGGTCCTGTGACGATACCGCCTTTTGCAAACTTAGGGATTTTAGGTAGATTGAAAGTTTGACCTCCGATTTTAGGGACCCAATCGGGAATATCAAAACTCATTTTATCCGCGAAGTCATTGTAAATGTCAATCACCGACGAAAAGACACTTTTGAATCCGTTTAAAAACCCGTCCTTGAGCGTTTCGGGGATGCTCAAGAACCATTCTTTGAGCGCATCTCCACCGCCTGTCAAAGCCGTCCAAAAGCCTGTCACTACATCAACCAAAGCAGTCCAAATACCGTTGACTGTTCCAAAAATAATCGTAGCCCAAACCGCGAAGAAACCTACGATAATGCCTACAACCAGCCCCAAACCAGCCAGCAAACCATACCAAATCAGCCCACCGAGGCCCTTTATCCAACCCCACATTGTCGCGCCAATGATTTTAACTTCATCCCAATAGCGTATAATAGTCGCGACCAAGAAAACCAAAGCCAATCCGACGGCAACAGGTATGCTCATAACACCAAGTAAAAGCGCCCCAACTGCAATAGCAATCACGCTGAACAAACCAAGCAAGAATCCTTTGAGTCCTTCACCTGCGCCTGTCATATACATGTAAAGGCCGACAAGCCCACCAAAAATCAAAGCAAAACCGCCAAGAATTGTTGCAACAGTCAAAGAAGCCGCGCCCATTGTGCCTGTTGCTAAACCGACCATTGCCGCTCTCAAGAGGTAAAAACCAGCCGTCAGTCCAAGAGCAACCGCCACCGCGCCCATGAAAGCGATAGTTGATTCGCCTGTTTCATTCTTGACGAGTTGATAGGTTCCAACGATGGCTAAACCAGCGCCAATAAGGAGAGACGCGCGTCCGTTGAAAACGGCCATCGCCGCCGCCGCACCGAAAATTGAAACCGCGAGAATGTCAAAGAGCGCCGCTAAACCCTCGTCGCCTTCGCCGCTGATGATGAGCGCCAAGCCTTGCATCGCGTCATGCATCGGCCCCATTTTTTCGGTGATGTTGAGAACATCGCTATTCGTGCCGTCAATCGCCAATGATAGTGCCGCCAGCGCGAAACCGACGACAAGGAATATCCCCACCAATCCGAATACGCGCGCTGTTAAACGAGTAAAACGATTGTTGGCGGTGTTCAAAATCTTATTGTTCATTTTTGCGATACCGCCGAAAAGAAACATCTGCGTCGTAAGTTTCTGCATGATGGTCATGTTTTTGTAGCGTTCTTCTCGTTCTTTGACGCTCATTGCGGCAGAGTTGGCGATGAACGATGTGACATCGCCAACCGCTTTACCCATACTCAAAAGGTTCGCGACTACAAGTGAAATTGGATTCTTTTTTAGCGCGACTTTGAACTTCCCGACGGCTTTCTCAGCAATTCCCATTTTGGCTGAATGTTGCTGTTGAATGATACCCAACGCTTCCAAAGCAAAAGCCAACTCTTCAACTTGAGTCTTGACTTTTTGGATGTCTTCGCTCACTTCACCACCCCTCGCTAAACGGCATCGGCCCGTGTGTTGAGCCTACGCGACTCTTGCTTTTTGCTCCATCGGTCGCCTTCTCAATCTCTTCCGCTTTGACGCGTTCTGCCGCTACCGCCCATGTGAACGATTTCTCAAACGCGCTAATCGGCATGTTCCACACTTCTGTCAACGAAATACGATAATGTTTCGCGACGAAATACGCCGCTGAGTCAAACATCATTTCAGCATCGGGCGTCGGCTTCTTCATGAAGTCATAGACTTCATTCACTCGGTCGCCCCATCCGCTAAAGGGTTCGCCATCAAGTCTTGAGGTTGCGGCAACAACGAGGTGATTTGTTGCGCCACGAACGGCTTGAGAGCCAACATTTGAGGAATGCTCAACTTGGGTTCAGTTCGGTCAATGCTATTGGTGAACATGTAGCGCCAATAGTTTGCGAGGTCAATATCCACGCTTCCGTTCGCGCCAATCGTGACGAAGGTTTTGATGGCGTCTTGAAGTTGCATGAAGGATAACTCCTTCACCCACACTTTCATGACTACCTCTTCGTCGTCTTTGTCCACTCGTATTTCATGCTCCACCGCTTGGTTGTTCACCAAGAGGTTCATTGGGTCCGCTATTTTCGGCATTGTCGTCACTTACTCCCTCACCACTCGTCGCGGCCTCTTCGGAGGGAACGACAACCTCGGCTTCAACTGCCTCTTTGGAGGGGGTATCGGCTTCGGCAAGGCGGGTGATGAGTTCCGCCTTTGTGCCTGTGACGGGAAGACCGCGCGCCCGTAGGAGGGCTTTCAGTTCTTCAACCGTCATGGACTCGTAATCGGGTTCAGCAACTTCAACGGGTTGTTCTTCCGTCTGTTGCTCTTCGGGGAATGGGTTGCCGTCAGTCTTGGCGGCTTCGGGGTTGAATACTTCTTCAACGGGTTCAGCAATGAATGCACCTTCTGCGATAGCACGAATACTAAGCGGTCGTTCGCCGCCCGTATGCATGCTTCGTCGCGCCATCAAGCACACCCGCCTTGCTTCTCCATGCATTCGGAACACTTGTTCTTCCCGCACTTATCGCAACACATCTTCGCGCGGCAACCACTTTTGCCGCACTCGTCACAGCCGTTGCCTTTGATAATAATTGTCCAAGCGTCAACCATCGGATTCATTTTTTTCACCTCACATGTGCAAGAAAGCATCGTGCGAAATCACTCGCACATGCTTTGGTTTGATTTTCAATTCACTCTTGATGACACCTTTGTCTTCGGGAATGGGGAGGGGTGCGGTTTCAATGAGGTAGTCGTCAACGACAATAATAACCTGTTCGCGATTCGTCCCTGCGCCAGCCTTCGTCAGCGTGAGCGTGATAGGTTCGGTGAACGAGTGGCTACGGTTAGAGCGGAACTCGTGCCATATCAAGGGGTCGGATGCGATGACCGTCATGCTGAGGCTATACTCCATTTTCTTCTCAATCATGAGGTTCGCGTTGCGAGAACCTCCGAATGGGATTTGCTCAAGGGAATCACCAGCGGTGTTGACACTCTCGGCTTGACTGTTGCCGCGGATGGTGTAAATGGCTTCGGTGTTGTTGTTGCCTTCAAGAGCAAAGTTGGTGACTTGCGCGATGTTGGTTCCAAACGAACTGATTTGCCCGTTGTAAAAGAAGAACGGCTTCTCGGTGTTGGGTGCGATACCCGCCTTCTTGCGTTCAAGAGGACCGTTAGCGATGTTCTCAAACATACGGTGTGCGGTGTAGCGGTCGCCTTTGTTGGAGTCTTCAAGACGCCCTGTGTCGGTGTAGCAGTAAAGCGCGTCAAAGTTGATGGAGAGTTTAGCCTCAGCGTCAGCATCGGCGGCAAGAGAGAAGTCCTTGACCTTGCATCCTTTCCAAACGCGCGTCAATTGCTTGCTATCGCTGGCGCTTCCCGGCGCGGCTACGCTGGCGTCGTCAAGAGCGTTGGCGTTGTAAGAACCCGTGTCGCGTGTGCGAATGCTGGATTCAAGCGCAAAGGTTGGTAGGGTCGGTCCCGAAAAGAGAAGACGCGAAACACGGTTTGTGATGTTGCCGTAGGTGGCCGCGGCGGTGTCAAAGTCGGGTGAACCGTTGCTTGCACCGTTATCCATGTAAGCATAGGACTTGACGGTGAAACCCGCGGCTCCGCCTGTGTGAGTGAAATAGAACGGCTCGTCCACATGGATTCGCTTTTTCGTAGCGTCCACATAGAGAACTTGACGCATCTCGTTGCGCTCGGTGTTTTCCATGTCTGTCCCTAAGCCGTCTGCGCCCCATTGCGAACTGCTTGCTGGCTCAACAAGGTCGGAAGGGAAGTTCGTCGCCGTCCCATCAATGATGAGAATGTAGTCGCCCACGGCAGGGGTGTTGCTCAATGTGCCGTTGAACTTGAGGTAAGTGTCGCCTGCTGAAACATTGACGAAGTTGTTGGTTCCGTCAACCGTAGCGATAAGCGTCGCCTTGCTTTGAGAAGGCTCGTTGACAACTTCGCGACCGAGGGAGTAGTAAAGCCAGCGCGCGCTGTTGAACATCATCTCCATTGAGCCACCTGTGTTCTCAAAGCGTTGAGGTTCTTGGATAACCACATCGCGACCAATGCCTACGATGTGTGCTTGACGGATTTCCACTTTCGTTTCGGGTAGAGCAACCGTTGCGGCAAGACCGATGAATTGGTCGGTGAGAACAGATTCGTCGGATGAGTCGGCTTGAGCGTCGTAAGTCATGCCCGTGTCAATGGTCGGCGTAGCAATCGTGCTGATAACAAGTTCATCGCCCGCAGTTGATGCCGTGGATGCGGTCTTCAAATCACGGTCAAGTGTGATGGTAGTGCCGCTGTTAGCGACGATGGTGTAGGAGTTGCCTGTGGTTGCGAAATCATCGCCGCTAAACGCGCCATTGCCGATGACGCGGAGTTGCGACCCAACGAGCATGCCAGCGGGATAACGCAGATTTGCTTTGTTATCAAAGAATCCTTCGGTATTAAGGGTTAAAACATCAAAAGTCGCGCCCGTCCCACTTCCCGATGTTGAACTTTGAGTAACGGTGTCACCGACTGAAACAGCGTTGCTCCCCGCGGCTGTCAGCGTAAAAGTAGCGATTGCACCTGTCGCCACCGTGTCAACGGTGATGGTGTCACCGTTTGATGTAGTGATAGTATCACTCGCCGCATAACCACTACCTGCCGCATTCAATTCGTAAGATACCACTTTACCTTTGAAAGTGATGACACTTCCCGCGGCATTGGTGCTGAAAGAGAGGTTTCCACCGAAGCCACCATGCGCGAGCGCGAATCCGCTCTCTTTGCCGAAGGTGACTTCGGATAAGTCGCCCTTGTAAACTGTTGATACCATAAATTAGCCCCGCCCTGTCTTACGCGATGAGTTCCGAGAATATAACGATTTCAACTTGAAAGGTCATGCGATGAAGTTGCTTCGTCCGGTCCGAAAGGTCAGTTCGCACTTTGTAAAGTAATCGGTCAAAGTTCGCGCCATCGCCTTTTCGCTTGCTATGAATGATGCGCCGAATCTCATCCTCCATTTTCATGAGGTGCTTTCGCCCGTTCATGGTGCGCACATCAACGGTGACATTGATTCGCGTGTGAACGAAATCATAGAACACATCGGGTTGTTCCTCCGCGTGCAATGTTTCGTAAAGAAAAATCGCATCCTTGTTAGTGAGGTCAACGCGCTTGCCGCGACCAGCCTCAACCGTGGTGATGTCCTCAATGATGGGTGTGCGTTGGTTCGTATTCCCACGATTCCATCCTGTGGTGAGAATGTCCTTCATGAGTTCAATTGATTCAAGCGCCATTGAGCCACCCTCCAATACGCGACTGAGCGCTTGCTTGTTTTTTTGCTCTGCTAACAATGGCTTGATAGTCGGGGTCGTCTTCGCTCATGACCTCGCCATTCTCCTTGATGATTTGCCCCTTACCATTGACTGCCGCGTCGTATTGAAGAGCGCACGCGTCAAGGAAAATGCGCCCCTCATCGGTGAAGATGCTCATCTCGCGCGCTTGCTTGATAGGCTCCGCAAGAGCCGCCGCGAGAGCCTTATTGATGGCTTTCTGCATACTATCACCTTGGTTGGAATACACTTTGTTGAGGAATTGCATTTTGCCTAAGTGCGCGTTTATTTTGCAGGTTGGCGATTGCGCCGCGCACTTTTCCGAGGTTTGCGCTATACCCTTGCTCAAAACCCATCGCGTGTTCAGCGGAGTCGTCCCATCGCCACATCCTCTCAGGCTCGTTGCTACGCGAAACGCGGGATTCGGGTCGGGCGGTTCTTACACCTGCGCGCCCGCCCCACGGGGCATACCCGCCTTCAATGCTTCCATCGCCGTCAAAATCATCTCCCGTTAGGTATTGTAATTCCGTATCCCCTTCTTTGTTCGTCACGGGAATCCATTCAATAGGTGACCCATCATCCTTAGTTCGTTCATAAAAGGCCCTATCTTTTCCCTCGTTGTAAAGCGCGGGGGGTAATGTTGCGCCCTGCGCGCGCCAATCATCGTCGTAGGCATACACCCTTTGCGACTGTCGCGCTTTGAGCAAAACCCACGCTTCATTCATCGGATTCATATTATCACAACACCGTCATCACTTCTGTGTAGCGCGGTAGCGTCTCTGCAACCTGCGCTTTGAACAATTGATACTTGCTCCCCAAGTCTACATTCTGCGTTCCTTCGGGCAACAACACGCTACGGTCATCGGACAGAATCAAATCCATCGCGACCAACTTCGTGCAGATGTCCTCAATGGCTTTCTCCACATACCGCTCTCCGTAGACATAGGACACCTTGACGGCGTTCCATGAGAAGTAAGGGTAGGAGTTGTTGAAGTAAATCACACCCATGTCGTAGTCAGCCCACCAATCGCGAAGACGAGCCTCGTCGCCTGTGGTCGTGCCTACATAGTCAATTTTGAACTTCTTTTGGTTCAGCGTTGCATCGGCAACTGCCGCCGCGCTGATGTCGCCTACGAGGTCAGTCACGCCGTTGAGCGTTGTGCCGCTGATGCTGGTGTAGTAACCGTAAGTGCTTCCTATGTTGATGATACCGTAGGGAGCCAATCCCGACACGCTATTGACGACGATGGTGGTTGCGGTGGATGACACCACTTTCACATCGGTGCTGGTCGCGCCGGTAAAGGTGATGCCGTCGGAGGTGCATGCATAGGTGGCGTTCTCGCCAGCCTCGCCACGACGCATAGAGGTGATTTTGAGTTGACCGCCACCGTAGTCAGCGTTCGCAGAAGCCATGAACTCGTGATGCACATTTGCGGTGGTTGCGCCGTCAGTCTCGGTGATGTCTTCAAACTCAAACGACGGGCTAAACAGCGTGGCTGATTTACCTTTGCGCGCATCCTTATTGATGAGGTCAGCGAGTTGTTGAGCGGTGCTGACATTATCAAACTGCGCGCGAAACTTAGATGTCCCATCCCCAACCGTAAGCGTCGCGACGCCGCCACCACCGGGGCATAGAAACACTTTGTCGGTGTCAGCCGTCAGTTGCGTGAAGTCATCCACCTTGAGGCGGATTTCAGCCGCGGCAATCTCGCGATAGTCAGCACCCTGCCAAATCTCAAGTCGCAACACTTGCTGGACATTGCGGAAGTAGAGTGGGACAGAACCCACATAGTCGGTGTAGTAGCGACGACGGTAGGGCTTGTAGGTGTCAAAGTTGAGGTATTCAGCCGTCTGCAACATAGGTCGCCATGCGTTGTTCGTGAGGTTGTCAATTTTGTCTTGGGTGCGGAGGATGAGTGTTTCAACCTGCGCTTTCGTGACCCCTTTGCGTTTGCCGTTCGTGAACGATTGAAGGTTTTGGACCTGCGCGTTATCAGCCGTCGTGTAGTCTCCTGTTAAAGCATCAGCAAACGAAAGACGAACATTGCCGGAAGCGCGAGCAACGCTTGTAATAGTTCGCTCTTCACCCATTTCGGTATCGCTGGTAATTTCAATCGTATCACCTACTTCAAAGCCAACCAATCGGTAGTCTGCGGGGGAAATGTCAACATGGGTAGAGCCGTCTTCTGCGGCCAAGTAAACAGGGTCGGGGAATGGGATTTGAAGAATGTCAGCAACCTTTTGTGCGGATGTGTAGTAAAGCCTGTCGGGGAAGAGAGGACGACCTTCGCGCTCACCTGTTTGGAATACGGTCGGCATCACTCATCCTCCATTCTCGCGCGATATTCAAGGAACCTGTTTTTCAAGTTTTTCGGCATTTTAGGTAGTCTTCCGTGTTCTTGGTGGAATGCGTGTATGTCGGGGAACAGGTGGTCAACTCTACCACCGCGTGAGTCTTTGCGAGCGCGACGGAGTTTTTGTTCAAACTCTTCTTGCGCTCGTCGTCGCGCTAATTGGAGGTCGTATTGTTGAACGCGAGGTGTTTCTTTTGGAGCCTGTGCTTGAGCCTGTTGACGGACGCGCTCTTCTTCTGCTTGCATTGCACGCATCTGTGCGGCGGCTTCATGAAAACCTTGAGCCTCCATTTCTTCGGGCGTCATTTTGAGCAAACGCCAAGCCATATCCATTGGATTTTCGCTTCTTTGAAAAATGCCCTTGAATGGTATGTTCTTGAAAGTGGGTGTTCCTCTACGACCCGTTGCTCCTTCAAAAGAAAAATCAGTCGCTTGAGTCGCGGAATCGTCATCAGTCATGAAACGACGACCTTCTCCTGTTGCAGTCATGTTCATGCTTCCCCCACTCCCTACATCTCCTACCGCTTGAAAATCAACTTGGTTCGGCATTTCGGGAAGGTATTGCTTTTCGCCTCCCATGTAATGTTCGGTAGCCTCATCAAAAGCCGCTGAACCGGGATGGTGTTCAAGGCCACAATTCACGCACGCTGTTTTTCCATTTCCACTCGCGACGGTTCCGCCGCAATCCGAGCAGGTGTGAGGTTCCGCCGCTAAACCTGCTTTTCCTCGTGCTAACGCAACAGGAACGCGTTTGTCTCCAATGATTTTAATTTGCGCTGTATCAGCGTGTCTACTTCCCGTCATGGGTTTGATACGAGTGTCGTCATTATCGTCTCCATCAATATCACCGCTCAACCTCACCATCAAATCACCTCTTCGGTTTTTGCAAGGTTGTAGTGCATTGGTTTCTTACACGCGCCGCATCGCTCAAGGTAGCAAAAGTGGAGCATGCCGCAGAAGCGGCAACGCGTGCCGGAACCGATGTTCACGATGTCTCGGATGTTGCGCGTCTTCATGTTTTGACGCTTGACAACACCCTTCAACTTGTCGCGCTCATCGGTCTTAACCATTGACTCTTCGGCCTTACGCCAGCCTTGTTTCTCAAGGCGTTGCAGTTCGCTCAAGTCCATGTCGCTCACCTCACGAGGTGACGACTACGACATAGAGGTTGCCCTGCATGGTGTAAGAGGTGATACCCTCAACCGTCTTCCCGCTGGTGTAGTCGTCAAGGACCTTCTGCACGCCACCGGCCACACTCGCGCCTGTCTCGCACCCTTCGTTGGGTGTGAACTCAAACACTTTTGTGTCGGACAAGGTGAATCACCTCATCGCTTGCCGAAGACCATCAAACGACCGCCGCTTGCACCGGGGTTCGCGAAGCGAACAAGGGTCGCGGAAGTGGTGTCAATACCAGCCGTCAAAGGTGAGCCGCCGGGAGTCGCGGTGTTCGCCACAGCCGTGACCATGAGGACTTCGGAAAGGAAGTCGCTCAATTCAACGGAAGTGTCGCCGCTCGCGACGGTTCCGGTAATCACAATCAAGTCGCCCAAAGTGTGGGGTCTGTTATCGCTTACAAATGCCATATCATTCATCTCCTGTTGGTTCTGCTTCTTCTGCCTCGTTCATAGAGTCTTCGGTGGGGTTAAGGTGCGCGTCAATTGCCGCGAGCAACTTTTTCTTGGTGGACAGGGAAGAGGATTCAATCCCCTCTTCTTCCATCCACGCGAGAATGTCGCCTTTCGTCCATCCCATGTCGGGGATGCCGTCGTTGCCTGTGTCCACGGTCGCGGCTTCGTAAGCGAAGCCTTCAATGAGAAACTCTTTGTTGTTCTCAAAGGATGACCTGTAAGACTCAAGCCACTCCGCGCTAACTTCACGCGCTTGTCCCCAACTCCACCAACCCAAAGAACCCATGTTCGCGCCAGCGCGTCGTGGTCCTCGGTAGGTAATCGTAGGCAAGAAGAACACCTCAAACCACGATGAGAAGCAGTTCAGCACCCGTCGTATCGTTGGTTGTGCCGTCGCTGGTCAGTTCAATATCAAAGGTCAACTCAAGCGCGTTGGTCTTGCTCACACCAAGAGAAGCGGTCGCGTCAACCTGCGATGTGTAAACACCAAGAATGGTTGTGATACCTGCGCCACCTGCGTCTTGCGTTGGGTCGTTGGAGAGCGTTAGCGTGTCGCCTTCTGCAAGAGCAGAACTCATCGTAAGACCAATCAATCGCGGGCTTTGAGACGAGTTCGTGCCGTCAGCCTGTCGTGGCTCAAAAGGCGTAAGAGTTCCGGGGTAAGTCCCGGCTCCACCTGCCAGCCATGTCGTGCTGTCGTTGTTGCTCGCACCTGCTTGCAATTCAATGTCAAAGTTCACGGTAGTCGTAGCCGTTCCGCTACACACATATCGGATTCCTCGGTTATCTTTCGTTGTTGCCATTTTTCATCATCTCCTTCATTGTAGGTTGCGAATGCTCCCGCTTGCGCCAAAGAACGAACACCAAAGTTCGCCCATCGTTCGGTAAAGCCCCTCTTGTCCAAGACGGTTAATCGCGAATGGGTCGCCCGTTTCAATACCGCTTTCGTAGTATTGCGTTGGGATTGCAGTTTGGAACCACAGGTAGTCCGTGTCCAAGTAGTAGATGCGCGACAGAGAACCGCTGGCGGTTGCCGTGTCATCGGGCATGTCCTTCGTTGGAATCATAGGCACGCCGTTGTAGGTCGCGACAATGAATCCAGCCTCAAGACCCGGCACACCCTTCACGCCGTTGTAGGAAGGGGTAACGCGCTTGGAGTCCATGAAGCGTTGTTGGGATTGGAGCAATTGCTG